GCCTCTGTTCTCGCGGTGCTCTCGACCATCGTAATCGTGACCAAGACGAAGTCTCTCGATGCCGAAAAAGACCGCGTCGCCGGAGTCCAAATCTCTCAAGCGGGCTGCGCTGTGGGCGGGCGGCTATAATACCCTCATGATCGGCTACAAAGCCAAACGCCTGGATCGCTGGTGCAAAACTCAAGCGAAAATACGTAAGTGGCTGAAAGTATTGGAGATAAATAAGCTAAATCAGCAGCGCAGAATCCGCGAAGTTGACACGCGAACGGAAAAGCGCTAGATTTGCGAACGTGACGCGCACAATGTGGGGTATACTTTGACCGTGACCGCAAATGCTCAAAACGCAGCCCATCCCGAAGATCACGCTGACCACGCGCATTCACGTAACAACGCGCTCGGGAACGCTCGTGCTCCACTCCCACAACTGGATGATCATCAACACGCGGAAAGCGGCGTGAGCGAGTGGGAGACATGCTTCGGGCGCGTAGTTGCGCGCGATTGGATGCCGCGAGATAGTGTTTTCCTCGCAGGCAGCGACGAAGAGCACAGCGCAATCATCCGCAATCTCAGGAGCGCATGATGCCTGCCGCGAAAAACCATTTGACACAATCGCCTGAGGCGTTTACGTTATTCTCGTAACAACGGCTCCCCACTCCGATAAGTGTGGCTCCCTAACAATGAATAATCCTCGTATCCTCAATTCCACAAAAGGTTACGCGATCAGCCGCAAACAAGCGCTGCGGGCAATCGAAAATTGCGTTGCTGCCTGGGATGTACCAAACAAGTCAATACGCGACCTTACGTTGGCGGAATCAATCGCAGCGCGCAATATTCAATCAGCCAACCGCGATCCGCTCGATTATGCTGAACTCCCAGGAATCACGTTCAAGCCGCCCATCGGGGCACAAGCTGCATACGCAAACGAACAGCGGCTCGCATTTGAAGCTAACTCTTTCTTTGTGAAAGCGATACAGTGAGTGGCAAAGCGATACAATCCCGCCGATTATCTTCCAGAGATTCATGCATGGGTTGAGTCAGGAAAGACTCTCCGCGCATATTGCAGACAAGTCGGAAAGCCTTCATATGGATTGGTTTACGACTGGCTAGAGAGAGACGCAGAAGCCAATTCACGCTTCGCACACGCGCGCGATTTAGGCGAGGATCAGATTGCGCAAGAGTGCTTGGAAATCGCTGATACCACGCAACTTGGCGAAATAGTCACGCAAAAGGGCGATGGCTCAACTGAAATCAAGCAAGCGGACATGATCGAGCATCGCAAGCTCAGGATCGAGACGCGGCTGAAACTGCTGGCGAAATGGAATCCCCGCAAATATGGCGATAAAGTCGAGCACACCGGTCCAGGCGGAGGGCCAATCCAAGCAGCCGTTACCGTCGAGTTCGTCAAAACCGGCAGTGCGGATTCAAATACCTGAGAAGCTCTCTTTTCTGTTTGAGCCGCATCCGTACAAGGTGCTTTACGGTGGCCGCGATGGAGTCAAATCGTGGTCGATTGCGCAGGCGCTGCTCGTGTTGGGGACACAGCGGCCCCTGCGCATCCTGTGCGGCCGCGAAACAATGGATTCGATCAGGGAGTCGGTTCATCAGCTCTTGTGCGACCAGATAGCGCGGCTAGGCCTGGATGATTTCTACCACCCACTGCAATCAGAGATCCGGGGCGTAAACGGCACAGAGTTTGTATTCGCTGGCCTGCGCAAGCAAACGGTTAGCTCGCTGAAATCCTATGAAGCAATCGATATTTGCTGGATTGAGGAAGCGTCCGTTGTCAGCCGTCGCTCGCTTACGATTCTCCTTCCGACGATTCGCAAGCCTGGGTCGGAAATCTGGTTCTCGCTCAACCCTGATCTTGAGACTGATGCGGTTTATCAGGACTTTGTAATCAATCCCCCGGCGGGCGCAAAGGTTTGCAAGACCAGTTTCCACGATAACAAGTGGCTGAGCGCCGAGTCCCGCGAGAAGATTGAGACACTTCGGCAACGCGATCCTGACACTTTTCACCACGTTTACGAAGGTGCTACTCGCTCTACAGTTGAAGGTGCCATTTACAAGGCCGAGATCCAGGCGGCAGAGCGCGAAGGGCGAATCCGCGAAGTTCCCTACGACACGCAGCGGCCGGTAGACACGTTCTGGGATCTGGGCTTTGCTGATCGCGTGGCAATCTGGGCAGCGCAACGTACGCCATTTGAAATCAAGGTGCTGAAGTATTTTGAAGATGATCATCAAGCAATCGACTATTACTTGCGCGAAATACAGTCCTGGGGATACGTGCTGGGCACCTGTTTTTTGCCGTGGGATGGTGGTACGCGCAATCTCGGCACTGGAAAGTCTATCGAAGAGATTATGCGGCTCAAGGGCTTCAAGACGCAGGTGAATCGCCAGTTGAGCGTGGCTGATGGCATCAATGCGGTTCGCACCTTGTTCCCACAGCTCTACTTCGACCAGAAGCAATGCGCGGATGGGCTGATGTATCTCAGGCGCTACCAATGGGGACCGCCGACTGCTCTGGGAGTTCCACGCAGCCAGCCGCTGCATGACGACGCCAGCCACCCCGCAGACGCGCTCAGGACGCTAGCAGTGGGCATCAAGGAGCCGGAGCGTCCAAGCAGACCGATGGAAGAAATGAGCTATCAGGGCTCAGATGGGTGGATGCAATGAGCTGGACCGCACCAAAGATTCAGGCAATGCTGCTCAAGGTTGCCGCGCCAAAGACGCCGACAGCGCTGCGGCCTGGTATGCCCAAGATGCAGAGCGCCCATGCGCCGTCGCCGCGCCAGTTCTCGGCTGAGTCGCAGAGCAGTTACGGGAGGAAATGAATGGCAAAGCTGGATACCGCAGAACGCAAAGAGATTCCACCGCGGGAGTTTGGGCTGCCAGGCTCGCGCAAATATCCCATGCCGGACCGGGAACACGCCGCCAATGCGAAGGCAAGGGCCACGCAGATGGTCAAGCGCGGCAAGTTAAGCGCCGCGAGTGCAGCAAAAATCAGAGCGAAGGCCAACCGCCTTCTAGGAGAGAAATAACATGGCGTATTCAAACATTGCAGGCCAGCCCGCGATCACTCGTGCAGGCTGCTTTGACTCCGACGCTGCAAAGCAAATGCAGGATGTCACCTGCAACGGAGTTTTCAAGTCACTCACAGGATCAGCCGATCCGTTGCCGTTCCCAGGCAATTTCTCCCTCGACGGAACCGGCGTGGATGCTTTGACGCTGGCAACCCCCAAGGCCGGCCAGCAACCGGCTGGAGATGACGGCAAGAGCGTTTTCGTGCTCGATACTGGCGGTCACGCGCACACCATCACCACGGCAGCGAACAAGATCAGCCCGTCACATAGCGTAGCGACGTTCGGTGGAACGGCGGGAAGCAACGTGGAGTTGCGGGCCAATAACGGCATCTGGTATCCAGTTGGCACAGCGCTCGGCGTGACGTTCAGCTAAGGGGGGATCATGGCAGTTACTAGCAAGCAGGTTACGCAGACCGCCTCCGCAGTCCAATGCGCGCCGCTCGGCACCTATGCGCGCTCGATTGTGTTCCAGAACAACGCGAGCAACAACATGCGGCTTGCGGACGCAAACGTGACCACGACGCGGGGCATTCTGATCCTTGCGGTCGGATCGTACTTTGCTCCCCCCCCCGCTGAATCCGGTGCGCATCTGGACCTGGGCCAGTGGTGGACGATTGGCACGAACGCCGACAAGCTCGATATTGTCTACGACGCGATGAACTGAGCATGTTCCGATTTCTCAGGGAATTAAGGAGATTTATGGCAACGACACCCGCAGGACTCGCAGCATTGCAGCAGGCCGTGACCGACCTGACTGGCGCAGTCAACGCCGCGACAGCGGCTCTACAGGCCTCCCAGCAGCAACAGGGCGACTCCGACGCAGCAGTGGCAAGCCTCGCCGCTGAGGTGGAGACGCAGGTTTCCACGCTCAAGGCTGCAACGCCAGCGCCTCCCGTGGCAAGCTAATGCCCTGGACGCCCGCTCAAGTGCGTTTGCTGCTTTCCAAACACTCGCCGCTCAAACCGGCGCAGCAAGAGAAGATGAAGGCCGAGTTGCACGCTGACCCGGCGATGGGCCACGCCCGCAAGGGCAGCGAGGAGCTTAAGAAATGAAGAAGGAAATTCGCCGCATGGAAATCGAGCCCGCAGAGAACGGCGGTCACACGGTTATTCATCATTACAAGCCGGTTCAGCGCGAAGGGAAGCACGGCATGATGCCCGAAGCCTATGTAGAACCGGAGCATCACGTGTTCGGTGCCGACGAGGGCCACGAAATGCTCGCGCACATCGCCAACCACCTGGAGATTCCAGAAATGGAAGGCGATGAGGACGAGCCTGGAACTGGCCGCAAAGGGCCGCGCGAAGAAGAGGGCGACAAGGATCATCCTGGCACCGGCGTCAAGGGACCGCGCCAATACGCTGGTGACCGTGACGAGAACAAGGGCGAGAAGGCCGAACGCCGCATGACCAAGGAAAGCGCCAAGCGGGTACGCGAGAAGGTCGCTTGACGCGGACTCCCACAGAGACGTTGATTGCTGCGATGGAAGAAGCTGGCGAAGCTGCAGAATGCCTCGTCATAATGACCACGGCGGACGGCCATATTCTCACCCTGGGAACAACGGATCGGCGCGTTCTCAGGCTGGGGATGATTGAAACCGCTAAGCAGTGGATTGTTGCGGAAATGGCAGCGGAAATGGTACGCGACCAATAATGCCAGACGAGAACGACAGCAATGTAGTTGATTTCATGGCAACGGCGCGCAATCGGTTCGCCGCCGCCGCCGAGGATGAGCGCCCGCTGCGCGAGAAGTTCGTGCAGGATCTCAAGCTCGCATCTCCTGACGGCGATGACCAGTGGGACCCGCAGATCAAGCTCCAGCGGGAAATTGCTGGACGGCCTGCGATGGCGTTCCCGCGCTGCCATACGTTCGTTCAGCAGGTATCGAACGAAGCCCGCCAGAATAAGCCGCAGGTCAAATTTGCGCCGCGCCTGGATGCCGACAAGGATACGGCTGAGGTTTACGAGGGACTGGCGCGGTTCATTCAGTATGAATCGGACGCCCAGATTGCTTATGAGACGGCCATCGAGTATAGCGCGGGCGGATCGTTCGGATATTACCGATTTCTCACCGATTATTGCGACTATGAGGACGAGGAATCGGACGATCTCGACCTGAAGATTGTGCCGGTGATGGACCCACTGACGGTCTACGGGATTCTGGTGCCAACCTGCTTCAATCGCAAGCCGCGCTATGCGTTCGTTGTTGAGGAAATCCCCCGCGACGAGTACAAAGCGCTTTATGGCGACACAGAAATGGCGTCGCTGACGTGGGATGAGGCAGGAAAACGCGCCGAGGGCTGGGTCGGGTCAGATTCTGTCCGCATTGCCGAATACTGGTGGTGCGAAGAAAAGAAAATCAAAGGGAAAAAGCGCCCGCAGTGCATCGTAAAGTTCTGCAAGATAAACGGCATGGAGGTTTTGCCCGATCCTGAAGGCAATGGCTCGTCTGAAACTGATTGGGCCGGTTCCTGTATCCCGATTGTGCCAGTTCTGGGCAAGCAAATGATCATCGAGGGCAAGCCTCGAGTGTCTTCCGTGGTTCGCTCGCAGAAATCAGCGCAGCAGCTCATCAATTATTCCAAGACGCGCATCGCGGAAACCCTTTCGATAGCGCCGATTTCGCCCTATATGGTAGCAAATGGGCAGATTACCGGCTTTGAGAAGGAATGGGCTGGACTCAACCGCGAATTGCGGCCATTTCTTCCCTACAACGTGATCGATGTGGCGGGAAGGCCGGCGCCGCCACCGCAGCGCCAAGTACAGGAACCGCCGATTCAGTCGCTTTCCGCCTTTGTCGCGCAGGAAATCGACGACATGAAGGCCACGACTGGCATTTATGACGCTTCGATGGGTGCGCAGGGCAATGAGACAAGCGCAAAGGCCATCGGAGCGCGGCAGGAGTCGGCCAACCTGACCACAATGCACTTTCTGGATAATCTGGAGCGCTCATTCAAGCAGGCTGGCAAGATTATTGAGGAAATGATACCAAAGATTTACGACACTGAGCGCGAAGTGACGATCCTTGGGGCAGATGAGAAATCCAAGGTGGTCACGATCAACGCCGAGCATGAGGACGAAAACGGCAAATCGCATCATTACAAGATTGCAGGCAATCGCTGTCCGCTGGTAATTACGATGGGCCGCGCTTACGACAGCAAGCGCCAGGAAACCGTTGATTTCATGCAGGAAATCATTCGCACAGTGCCGACGCTGGTTCCGATCCTGGGCGATATCATGCTGCGCAATTCGGACATGGCTGGAGCCGACGAAGCCGCTGAACGGCTGCACAAGATGCTCCCGCCGCAGTTGCAGGATCAGGACGAGCCGTTGCCGCCGCACGCCCAGGCAGCGATCGCGCAGGCTCAGCAGCAGATCCAGGTCATGCATGGCCAACTGGCGCAGTTCACGCTGGAGCGTGAGGCCAAGGTGCTGGAGCACCACGGCAAGATGGCCGAGATTCAGGCAAAGTCGCAAGCGGATATGGCGCTTGAGGACAAGAAGTTGCTCACAGCCGTCACCGTTGCCGAGATCAACACAAAGGCTCAGAACGCTGCGGACCGCGAAGCGGACAGGCGTGCGCTGGAGGCTCAGTTCCACGATCAGGCGCACGAGGTAGCGATGCAGGCGGTTCAAGGCCAGCAGGCGCAGCAAATGGCGCAGCAGCAGGCGCAGACTCAGAGCCAGCAAAGTTCACAGGACGCGATGCAGCAGGCAGCAATGCAGCCCGCGCCTGACCAACCTGAGCAAGGAGCATAAATTATGGAGCCGGAAGAAACATTCACCGATTTCATGGTTCGCTGCATGGAAGGGGAAGATGAAATCAAATCAGCTATTGTTGTGATCCGGCGCGGGAACGAAACCATCGGCTATAAATGCTTCAATCAGGAAGTTTCCGATACGCTCGGACTACTTCGGGTGGCCGCTCTTTCCGTCGAAAATGACCTCACTTCCCAATGGCGCAACGAGCGCTAAAGTTTAGCACCAATCAGGAGTAACAAATGCCAGAAGCAACGACGCAAGCGGTTTCGTCGCCCGCAGAGGTAGAAGATCCGTTCCACGGGCAATCCCCAACTGTTCACGAGTTCAACACTTACCGCGCGACAGGGGAAGTCCCAGCCAGGTTCATTCCAGCCGACGATGCGGATTCGGCCACCGCACAACACGCCGAGGGCGATGAGCCCGAAAATGAGCCAGCCACGGCACTGGATGACGATCAGGAGCCGCCCGAGGGGATTGGCAACAAAGCCCGCAGGCGATTCGAGAAACTGCTTGCAGAGAAGAAGGAACTGGAGCGCAAACTATCTGCTCAAACGGCGAAACAAGACGTAAAACCGGCCCCGTCAGCCGCGCCAGAAGCCACACCAGCGCCGGTCAACCGGCAGAAGCCAACCATCGAAGACAAAAAGCCAGACGGGACGCCGAAATTTGCGACCTATGAGGATTTTGTTGAAGATTTGGCTGATTGGAAGGCAGAGCAGCGCCTGGAAAGCGCACGTCGAAGCGAGCAGGAGCAGCGGCAGATTCAGCAGGTACAGCAGAACGTAGAGCGGGACCGCGAACGCTACGGCGAGGAGTTCGAGAAAGTGTTAGAGCCCACCGCCGCCGCCATCATGGGGAATAAAGCAATCCCCATCGAGGTAAAGCGCATGATTTCCGCTTCAGACGTTCTGCCCGAACTGATTTACACGATAGGCACCGATGAAAAGACGATGCAAAAGCTGGTGCGTGTGGCTCAGTCCGACCCGCAAAAGGCGATGTTCTATATTGCCGAACTATCGGCAGGCATTCGTCAAGAGCTGGACGCCTCCGAATCGCAAAGCGCAGAGCGCACTCCTGAGAAGAAACCAACCGGTGCTCCGAAACCTCCGGTCCCTGTTACTGGGCCGAGTTCGCGGCATTTCGATGTGAGCGACGAAAGCCTATCGCCGGAAGAGTGGGCGCGGAAACGCAATTCCCAGCTTGCCCAGCGACGGCATTCATAGGACGCTCTGGAGCTTGAATCATGGCTAACACCCTACTGTCACCAACCATCATCACGCGGGAAGCGTTGCGCATCCTGCACGCGAACCTGAATTTCATCGAGAACTGCGACAAGCAATACGACAAGCAGTTTGCGAACAGCGGAGCATCGCCTTCGGGCAAGATCGGCCCTTCGCTGACCATCCGTATGCCGAACCAGTATACGGTTCGCACCGGCTCGACGATTTCGGTTCAGAACACCACGGAAACCAGCCAGGTCCTCACCGTTTCGACCCAGAAGGGCGTCGATACCGTGTTTACCTCGCAGGATTTGACCCTCACCATCGACGAGTTCAGCGAGCGGTATTTGAAGCCCGCCATGAGCGTTCTCGCTTCCAACATCGAAGCCGACGCGCTCAGCATGGTGCTGAACGTCTACAACGCCATCGACGACAACGCGAACACATTGACGTACAAGGATATTGCGCTGGGACGCCGGATGCTCAACCAGAACCTTGCTCCCGATGATGGAGAACGGGTCGGCGTCATCAACTCCGCTCACGTTCCCAGCTACCTCGACGCGATCAAGGGCTTGTTCAATCCGCAGGAAGGCATTGCGCGCCCGTACCTGACCGGCAAAATCGGCAGGGTGAACAACATGAACACCTATGAAAATACGGTGCTCACGGCGTTCCAGAGCGGCACCGCGGCGGCCACCACGGGCTACACTGCCACGCTTACCGGCGGCAGCGCGACGGTTACAGTCACTGGAGGGACGACCACATTCCTGCTTGGCGATATCGTGACCTTCGCCGGCGTGAATGCGGTACACCCAGAAACCAAGGCGAATCTCGGCTATCTCCAACAGTTCGTGCTGACAGCAAACTCTGGCGCCAGCGCGACAAGCCTTGCGGTTTCTCCGACTCCCGTGCTGACTGGCGCAACCCAGAACGTGAGCAGCCTCGGTTCCAGCCCGGCAGTCGTGAAGGTTGGCGGTGGCGTTTCGGCCCTCTATGCCCAATCCGTGCTGTTCCACCCGGAAGCCTTCGCGTTCGTCACTGCCGATCTCATCGACGTATCGAAGTTCGGAGCCTGGGGCGCGCGCGAAGTCATGGACGGAATTTCCATGCGCATCGCTCGCCAGTATGACATCACCAACGACCAGATCCCGTGCCGCATTGACGTGCTGTACGGCTACAAGTGCATTCGCCCGCAGTTGGCCGTGCGCGTCATCGCTCAGTAACCGAGGAGAACATTTATGACCACTTCGATCAACAAGCAAATCAGCGACGGCAGCCCTGACGGAACAACGATGGGGCAGTCGGCCACTGATATCATTGGTTTCTATGGGGCTACTCCCGTGGCGCAGCGTTCGGCTGTGACGCAGTTGGCTGCCTCTGTCGTTTCCGTGTCCTCAAACATCACCATCGCGGCCAGCCTCACAGCATGGCTCGTGGAAGTGACGGCCACTCTCAAGGGCCTGGGGATCATTCCCAACAACTAACCAGCGGCGGGGCGCTCACAACGCCCCGCTTTCCCTTTGGGTGGAAATGTCAAAGAAAGTCGTGTTTTGCACGCCACACTTGAACGGCCTTACCGCGCCGTATGTGGAGTCGCTTAAAAACTCCGTTCCGGTAATCGAAGCAGCCGGATGGGAGCACGGACTAGCCCAGCAGGTTGGTTGCCCCTACATCTCGGCGGCGCGCGCGAATATGCTGCGTTCAGCGCTTGATGCCAAAGCAGATGTGATCGTGTTCCTTGATTACGATGTGTCATGGCGTCCAAATGACCTGTTGAAGCTCATCGAGACTGAAGGCGAAGTGGTTGCCGGGACCTATCGCACAAAATGCGAGGATGCCGTAAATCCTGAGTTCTATATGGGCGCGTGGGAGATGTTTGAGGATTTTACCCCGAAAGTACGACCAGAAGACGGGGCGCTGAGGGCAACTCTAGTTCCCGCCGGATTCCTGAAATTGACGCCAAATGCGGTCAATATGTTCATGCTCGCCTATCCCGAGCTTTGCTATGGCCCGATGTTCCACCTCTCCGTCGATATTTTCAATCATGGCGCAAGGAACCGCGTTTGGTGGGGCGAGGATTACGCTTTTTCGCAGCGCTGGAAAGAAAAGTGCGGCGATATCTGGCTTGTGCCGGACTTGAGCATCGACCACCATGCGCCCGATAAGGTATATCCGGGCAATTTACACGAATTTCTGCTTAGACAGCCTGGAGGAAGCAAAGCCGCATGAAAAGCATGGATATCGAGCGCATCGCTCCCACGGACATGAGCACAAATTCATGGCTGAAACTAATGGCGCTCCAACTCTCCATCCTGATTGAGTCGATTGCTGCGCCCGTGATGCCTCCTGAGCCTCCTATCGAGAAGCGCGGTCCTGGGCGTCCACGGAAGGTCCAATAATGGCCCTCATAATTAGCGATCAACTCGGAAATCAGTATTCGCTTTCGCGCGATGATGCGGACGGCTCACTTCAGACGACGCCAGTATCGAACGTTTCGGCGTCAACGAACGACAATTCCGTCTATCGTACCGCGCTGGACGTGATTACGCGGGCGCTGCGGCTCGTCAACGTGGTCGCAGATGCGGAATTGCCCACTTCCGACGAGGCGAACGATGCGCTCGAATCCTTTCAGGAGATGATGGACTCGTGGAATGCTGACCGCCTCACGGTCTACAGCATAAAATCGGCTGATTTCCCGCTCACGCTCAATCAGCAGTCGTTCACGATGGGACCGGGCGGCAATTTCGACACGGATCGGCCGCCAAAGATTGTTGGCATGAGCGTCATCTTGCTCACCGCGCCTGCAAATCCTGTGGAAATTCCCATCGACATGTACAGTTGGTCGGATTGGCAGACGAAGATCCCCGTCAAGGCCGTAAACGGCACGTTTCCGCAAGTCTGCTACGACGATCAGGGAATGCCGCTGCGCACGCTGAACTTCTGGCCGATCCCCTCAGCGAACCTGAACAATGTGCGCATCTATTCATGGGCACCGCTCGTCTGGCCTGCCACGCTGCAAACCATCCTGAACTTCCCCCCTTCCTACGCCCGCGCCTTCCGCTACAATCTGGCAATCGAATTGGCCGGGGAGTTTGGTGCGCAGATCCCGCAATCAGTTGCGAAGATTGCAACCGATTCGCTGGCCGCTCTCAAGACAATGAACGCGCCCGATCTGGAATTGGTTTCTGACCTGCTGCCGATGCCTGGAGGCTACAACTACCGCGCCGACCAGTTCGGGATTGGGTGGTAGCGCATGGCCCGCGTGGGGATCATTGGCTCCAGCTATACCAGTCAGTCGGTCATTGCTGACTGCCAGCGCACGATGAACTGGTATCAGGAGAACATCGAGAGCCAAATGGGGGCATCGGCGGCGGCGCTCTATCCTACGCCTGGATTGAGCGTATTCGCTGCGATTGCAGGGCCTGTGCGCGGCTTGCTTGAGATTAACGGAAGACTGTTTGCTGTGGGGGCAGGGAATTTCTACGAAATCAATTCTGCGGGAAGCCCTACGAGCTACGGGGCGGTGGGAAATGATCTCCAGCCCGTGACAATGGCGACAAATGGCACGCTGGGCAATCAAATTGTCATTTGCTCCGCCGGAGCACTCTATTTCTTCAATCTGACAACCAATGTGCTCACCCCAGTGGGAGGCTTGCAGGGCATTCCGGCAATGGTGGTGTTTTGCAGCAGTTATTTCGTGGCATTGCTGGCCGGAACGAACAAATTCCAGATTTCCAATCTGCTTGACGGCTCGACGTGGAACCCGCTCGGCGTTCAGCAGAACGAGGTTTTTCCAGAGAACATCTCATCTATCGTTTCCGCTTACGGCTTCCTGTTCGTCTTGGGGCAGGCCGGGCACTCGCAGGTCTATTACAATTCCGGTGCTAGCCAGTACACGCCATTCAGCCCGATTTCAGGCGCGTACATGGAAGAAGGTTGCGGCGCTCCGCTTTCGCCAGTGGTGATGGATAACACGGTGTTCTGGCTCGGCGGACTCAACGGCAAGGGCGATATTGCGTGGCGTGCGAATGGGTACACGCCGCTGCGCGTCTCCAATTTCGGCTTTGAGACGGCGGTTGCGTCTTATCCTGCGAAGGGGTCCGACGCTATCGGCTATACCTATCGGGATCAGGGGCACACATTCTGGGTCTTGCGCTTTCCTTCCGCAAATGGGGGATTAGGTGCAACCTGGGTATACGATGCCGCAACGCAGCAGTGGCACGAGCGCGGATATTGGTCGCAGCAAGGGCCGAGCGGCTACAGCGCGCATCTTTCCACGTGTCACGCCTTCGCCTTCGGCCAGCATCTAGTGGGCGATTGGAACTCCGGCAACATCTACGCGATGGCGATTACCACGCTTCAGGACAATGGCAATCCGATTCGCCGCTGGAGGCGCTCGCCGCACATTACCGCTGAGCGCGAGCGTATCTTCCTCGAAAGGCTGCAACTCGACGTGGAGGTAGGACTCGGTCCGCAGCCGCCATTCGCAGCGCTCCAGCCGCCGCTCAATGAGAGTGGTGTATCGGAAGTGGGGAAACTGGTCATTACCGGGCAATCGGGCGACAGGTTCGCGCTTTCCGTAAATTCCGTGGACCGCTCGCTAGTGACGGCTTCGCTCGCTCCGCAAGCGCAGAATCCTCCGTTTTATCGCGGTCCGCAGATTTCAGTGCGCATCTCGCGCGATGGCAGCAAGACGTGGGGACAGGAATATCTGATTGATTGCGGACAGGCCGGTGACTACAAGACGCGCGTGCTTCTTCGCCGCCTCGGTCAAGCCAGAGACTTTGTTTTCGACATCGTAGCCACCGATCCAGCTCCGTGGCGCATCATCGAGGGCTATGTGGAAGGAACCGGATTCCCGCAGCCCACTCAACGGCTTCAAAAGCAGATTGCGCAGGTTCAGTGATGGCCCAAAAGATCAACGTCCCGGCCCCCATGAACGCCGCCGTACCATTCGCGCAGCCGGGCACTCCGAGCGGTCTGACGCAATTCGGCATCAAGCAACTTTCCGACACGCAAGCGGCAATCGCGGCTCTCATCGCGCAAGTCGAGGCTCTCAACGCAAAGGCGGGATTATGAAGCGCATCGCACTTCTGATTTTGTTGTTTCTTACTGTTAAATGCGCGATCGCGCAGAACCCCGTGGTGCCATTTCGCTCGCCGCGCGTGACCTTCCAGAACTCGACGGGCCAGCCGCTTTCTGGCGGCTGCATTTTCACCTATCAGGCCGGGACCACCACGCCGCAAGCCACCTATACAGATTTCACGGGAGGCACGAGCAACTCGAACCCGGTGCTGCTCGATTCAACGGGCAGCGCAGTCATGTGGCTGGGCGCGAACTCATACAAGTTCACGGCATATAGCGCGGGCGGAACAAACTGCGCTTCCGGCAATCTGCAATGGTCCGTTGATCAGGTCCCAGGCGACGCATTTCTGAACGGAACCATCAGCGGCGCTACCATCATCAATCCGACCATCACCGGCGGCACTGACACCGGAACCGCGCTCAATGGCGTGACGATCACCAACTCAACCATCAACAGTACGCCGATTGGAGGCACGGCTCCGGCAAGCGGCGCATTTACCAGCATCGCAGGCAAGATCGATG